GGCCCTATTAGTGTAGCTTCAGCCGCGATGCTGCTATTTGTCAATACTTCTATAGCATACCGCTGAAGATTCAAGTTATTGGACTGTGAGAATGGAATTATCAAAGTTCCAGTGATGATTGATTTAGCGAAGGCCACTCTCAAAGGATGATTTGCTGTGCTGGTAGATTCAGCAACTACATTTATAGCTGACTGTTGCAAATAGAAATTTACTCTATTCTGGAATCTTGTATCTGTTGAAATGCTGACAAGGTCCCCGGTAGCAAGCGAAGCGAATGCCGGTTTCACAAAGAATAACAATCCAATAAAGAGCCACTTTTTCATAGATCCTCCTTAATCTCTTCCCATACAAATATAGTAAACCTTGCCTCCCCCCAAAGAGGCACTAAATCCAAAAGTTACAGAAGAATTATTGACGGAAGATATATCTCCGTTAATTGCCACACTATTATCAGATATGACGCATGAAGGAGCATTGGTATAGGCGGTTCCGAAAGTTAGAGTGCATCCCGTTACAGATACGCCCGATCCTACGGTAATCGTTCCAGCGTTGTCGCTTCCTGTTAGAGAAGGGGCCGTTCCGCATGATGTCACGGTTGCAGCGGCTACTGAGGTTGAATTAATGTGGCCACTTGAAGAAATATCCGCCAAAACGTTTGCACTTGAATTTTTCCAATCCTGCAAGTCAGCCGTTTGGCTTGCGGCCTCTTGTACGGTAAGAGGAACCCAAGTCGTATCTGTGCTGAAAATGATCAAATTTGTGTTCGGTACTGTTTGACCGGCGCTTTTATTTATGGAGACAGGTCCACCAACCGAAATGCGAAGTTTTTCATTAGTGCTGAGATAACCGGCTTGTCCTGTACCAAATATGATGTCTCCCGCAAAAGAGCCTCCGTCAAATTCTCCACGAGTGAAAAATACCAGTGGTCCTTCTGCTGAAAAGATGGCTGTGAATGCTGAATTAGGAAGTATTCCTATTCCGGGATAATGTATGCCAGCGGCTGTTAGTCCTCCCACCTCTCCATTCGCACCGATAAAGTCGAACCCTGAAAATGACGAGTAACTGGCAGCAGTATTTGTGTAATGAAACGCCATTCCCCCTGACAGTCCACTTTCCGAGATATCTAGCTTTTTGGACGGTGAATTCGTTCCTAACCCTAAAAACTTATTTGTATTGTCCCAAAAGAAATTGGTGTGATCGGCACCGAAAGATCCTCCATTATTGAATGGAACATCGCCTGTTGAACCTGGCGCAGACCCGCCTGCTGTCGGGGAGGAGACTTGAACAGTTCCGTCTGGAAACGTGATAGATTTCACGGAAATAGCTGTATTAGAAGATATGACTGTACCAACGCAATCGAGCTTTCCAGTGAACGGGTTAAATGCAGTTGAACCACATGCTGCGCCATGAGAAAGACGCGCAAATCCGAGAAGAATGAAGCAAATTGAAAGCAGTTTTCTCATGAATAAGTGTAAGTTGCTCTGCTTGTCCATGAAAACGAAAATGCACAACTCGGATTGCCATTTGCGTCACCTGGAAACCCCGAAGCTGTGAAGCGGTTTGACCCGTCATAAGTGTTCTGTATAATGCGCCAGGCGAGATCACTATTACCTGTTCCAGGCTGTGCCCAGCCCTGATAAATAGCGTTCGAATTTGCGTCATAATCGATGCGAGTTATGAGATTTCCTTGAGTGTAGTTGAACTGCCACGGTGAAATGAGCGGTGTACTTTCAGCCATAATTAACTCGGTGATGGATGAGGCTGACGGTTAAGTTTGTCCAACTTTTCGTTCATCTCGACCAACTGTTTTAGTATCTCTTCAAGCAATTCCGTTACGTCACGGTCCTGCTTGGGTTTGAAATAACTCTCAAGGTCTTTTTTCATAAATTAGCCCCCTGTGGCTTTCACGGCATAAGGGGTTTGTGACGCTTCGGCCCCAGAGGGTTTTGTAGATTGTTGACCGGAAGATGGCGAAGGAATGTCAGTAAATCCCCATGAACGAAGCTTCATAATCCGCTTCCATGCGTCCTCTATTCCATCGGTATATCTTCCACCGGCGTTCGGAACTTCAACGGTTTTGAAGACCTTTTGCGACGCTCGCCATGCTTCCATGAGCGAATTTCCGCGTCCGATGCATTCACCGACAATCCCCATCGTTCCAGCCGCTTGAAGGTCTGTTTTCTTGCCTTTTTCAACGTCGATAGGGATGAAATCCGGCCCGTATTTACCGTTAATCCTGATCCCTTCCGTTTGCTCATAAACCCTCTTGGATATTTTGTCGTCCTCGAAGCTGAAAGGATAAGGGGGAATGTGGATTTTTAAAGAGGTTGTCCATTTGGCTTTGAAAGGAATTGTGAAGGCTTGATAGGCTATGCGCTCAAAATAAGATGACACGCTCATGCCCAACATCGCAACATAAGCGTAAATTGCTGAGTATCCGATGCGTGGCGTGAATTCAAGGAAATACGGCTCTCTGTCTTCCTCAGAAACGATGCAATTAACATCAATTGGGCCCGTATACTTTGAATATTTTAAGAGTGGAGCGATTTTAAGAACTGATTTGTCAGCAAGTTTGGAATTGCGACCTTCATAGTGACAAACAACGCTCGTTTCACATCCGGTTCGCACACCCAATTCTCCGGCCAAGAGTTTTTTGGTTTCAAAGGTGGAATTAGATGGGAAACAGGGAACTCCATTAGAAAACCAACATTCCGTTGATACTTCCGATCCATGAATAACCTCCTGGAGAATGAAAGTATCTCCGTTTATTAGTCCCTCTTCCTTCTGCCAGTTGATGTAATCAAGCATGTCTTCCTGACTCTTGGCTACGTAACTAGATGCTTCAGATTTGTTGTTATCCACCTTGATTGCGAGTGGTTTCTTGTTCTTTTTGATGTACTCAATTGCTTGACCCACATCCTTAAATTCAACTGTTGGTGGAACCTTGATTCCGAATTGTTTTGCGACCTTAACGCCATAGGCACGGTCCATTTCAAGTTTATCCGCAAGCTCAGAACCACCGACAACTTTGTAACCATCCTTGCGTAGCTGATCTGCTAATTTACCGTCACCGTTCAAGTCAAAAATGATGAAATCTGGTTTCTTTTTAAGGCCCTCTTCCATCGTTTCAACATGAGGAACAATTCCTGACATCACTTTGCGTGAGAACGGATCTTTCACATATAAATCAACATTCGCGCCTTCACGTTGCATCATGTAGGCGAGACCGGCACTGTCGGCGCTACTGCTGTGGATTAGGATTTTCATTTGGTTGATTGCGTTGTCGTCTGAGAATTTCCGCTGTAATTGCTTGCCGTACTCCTGGTTTTGACAGCAAACGCATGATATCGCCGCCTGCTGTTGCAGCGAGTCCAGTGGCAGCGGGACCTGTTGCAAGAGGATAAGCCAAAGGCTTAAGACTGTTAGCTCCCAATGCATCAAGAGCAGACAAAATTGTTATAAAAGCTGATGGCTTACCAGCTTTTGTGACACGAAGCGGTGACATAAGGGATTTCTTGACGATTGCTTGCCTATAATTCTTTGATGCATCACTCAAAGGCCCGGAAACATTGCTTAAAATATCATTCAATGTATCCCGATCTTTATACATCTCTGTCAATGCCCCTTTATCTCCTTGAGGTGTGGCCGCAATAATGCGATCAATCGCTTGTTTCCCTCTTAAAGCCTCCTCTGGATTTACAGGAGAAATTCCCTTAACAAGGGGACCAGACCGCACCTTTTCCATCACACTTTTCGCTGTATCACGAGCCTGAGCCAGTTGCGGATCATAAATATTCTGCACAGGTGGACGACCAATACCTTCTTTGGTCAAAGCATTCTCAAAACCTTGTTCAGCCTCTTCCATTGATGGAGCAGTATAAGTTTTCAAGCCTTGGCGCATTGCCTGCTCGTAAACATTAGCCTTTGGACCGGCTACTGCTTCAAATGTTTTTGCAATTCCTTTCCTTCCAAGCTGAGCAAGTTTTCCAGCTTGCGTTGTGTCAGGAAATCCTGAAACGAGAGTGTTAATCATTGCTTCTTTAGCAGCAGAACCAGGAGTAGTTGGAGCATTTTTATCACCACCATAAATGGACGCCATATTACCAGCAATTGATCCAAGTCCTGCACCGATTGCGCTTCCCATTCCAGGATTAATGGCAGAGCCAACTGCACCGCCAAGTGCCGGAAGATAAGGACCGGCCATACGTGCAAGATTCTGAGGATTTGACTCGTATTTTCCGAATTGCTTAGCAACTTCTAAGCCAATCTTTCCACGAGATTTCAATGACTCAAAAAGAGATGGTTTGTGACCACCCATCTTAGATGCTGCACTCGACACAGCCTGTTTAAGCTGATCCGGCTGCATATCATCAGGGAAACTTACAACCGTTCCATTGATATCGACGTTTGGCATTATTGCACCGGTTCCAAGTCGCCTGTTTGAGGATTCCAACGTAAAGTTGCTTTTCCAGCTCCTTGATTTAACGGTGATGGTGATTGTTGATTTGGTTCACTCTGTTGAGCGAATTCCTTTAGTGTATTCTGTAGGATTGCATCATAAGTATCAGGATCAATTCTCTTCAAAACAGTCGCTGTAGGAGCACGTCTCTGTATCTGCATATTGACACGTTGCATGACAGCATTTTTCTCTCTAGCGACCGAATCAGCATAACGTTTAACAAATTCTTTTTGTCCAGCACCCTTGGGAGCATTTGTAAAATATTCAATCCAATTCGCATATTTACCCTTGGCTGTATTTGGTATCAAACCTTCAATCTGTCCCTCTGTACCGGTTGCGCCTTGGATGATTCTGTTGAGGGTTGTGGCTGTCTCTCTCATTTGACGTGTATCACCGCTATCAACCTGAGAATTCATCTGCTGAATCAATGGTTCGATACGTGAAATTGTATCGAGGCGTTGAGCCTGTTCTTTTCCAGGTCCACTCTGAAAATATGGGTTAATACGATCAATCATGTCATTAGCAGTCTGTTCTATTAATTGATTCTGACGAATCGGAGCCATGGTTGCACCATAACTCGTAGATTTTGCTTTTATAGTTCCAACTTTTTCTTGTGTAGGATCTGAAGGGTTATAAAATAGCTGGTATCCTTCTGGCGTTTGACGACCGGACTCTTCTTTCCACTGAATAGGTTTTGGCCCGCCCATTTGCTTCTCCAAACCAGGCAAAAGCTGCGCAACATTCTGAGGAGTCAAGAACTGAGCCGCACCAGCAATGTTTGGATTCTGTTGAGCAAATTGCTGCCTCGCTTGATCGAATTGCGCCTGTTGTTGCTTCAATTTCTTCTGCTGTTGACCTTGCTGATACCCCTGTATTCCAGTCGTTATCCCCTGACCCAAATCCTGTCCCAACCCCTGATACATCTGATTCTTTTTCTGAATCGCCTGAGCCAATAGCTGCATGACTTCAGGAGGAAGACCTGTATTGAGAGGAGTTTGTGTTGTTCTGAAATCAAAACTTGGCATAGATCACTCCGTTATAAACCACCAAGGAAAGCACCTAAACCTTGGCCAGCACCTTGGAATAATCCACTAGCAGCACCCATTCCTAACTGGGTCCATGGATTTTGTTTCTGCTGATTCAAAGCATTCTGGTAGGCATTTTGTTGCGAATTCTGCAACTGAGTTTGTGCATTAAGTTGATTGTAAAAATCCTCTAGTGAAAACTGCCTCTGAAGGCCACCAATCCCAAGTCCAGATTGAGTCTGATATCCCTGATTACCAATATCCTGAAGTTGTTGTTCTGCCCCCGTTCCAAACGCGCCAAGAGCATTCACGCCTTGCTGCGCTGCGCCCTGTAAAGCATTCTGCTCATCCAATTGAGCCTGCAAGAGATTGTTCTGTGTGTTCTGCTGAATCTGACCAAACTGGTTAGCAAGTCCCTGATTGAACGCACCGGAATTTAGCAAACCCATGTTGTTGTAATACTCTCTAAGGCTCTCACCTTGAGGACCAGTTGTGAGATTCTGCACAGCCTGGTTCTGCTGATTCTGAAGACTCTTAGCTATGTCCTGGTATCCCGTATCATAGTTCTGCTTCGTCTGATTCATGAAATTCCCATACAACTGCTGCAACTGTTGTTGAGTGTTTTGTTGATTGGTTTGGGCTTGAGTTTGAGCCTGATTCTGAAGAGTTTGCTGTTGTTGTTGTTGCTGACCAATCTGAGTATTTAAGGCAACATTTCCAGGCAAAGACCCGGCAGGAACGAGTCCTTTGTTGATCTGGTCTGCCGTTGGCTTTGCAGAATCAGGGAGTTGAGCATACTCCTGCTCTGAGAGTGGAAGAGCCGCATTAAACTGTCCATTCTGATTCTTGATAAAGCTCTCATCTTGCAACTGTTGCCAGATGGGGTTAACTGTGTTGGCAGATTTGCTTCCTTGAGATGAAACAACGTTCTCGATATTGTGAGCAGCGGACACAATAGGAGTTGCAGCCTGAAGATAAGCGGCAGAGTTGATCTGACCTGCTGTCAACTGGCTTTTGAGGCCACGGAGTTGCTGCAAGGCTTGAGACAAACCGCTTGCATTCCAAGGAAGTTTGCTCGGATCTGTGTTATCAGTCGGTGGAGTGTTTCCAAGCATCCCAACATAATTTGAAGGAGCCTGAGAGACATTCTGACTAACGCCAGGTGCACCAAATCTATTATTTGGATTTACAAATGGACTCTGTGGTTGTTGAACAGCCATAATGGCTCCTATTTAATATGGGTACTGATACTGAAACGTGTAAACACCCTTACCGTTTGCGTTCGTCCAACTAGAAGGGTTATTGGTAGATTTATAGAATGTAATAGTCGTCCCGCTTATACTTGCGAAAGCTGGTATAACAACAGAACCATTATCCAAAGCAGCGCACATTCTTGCACCAGTTGATTGATCGTTTCCTGTTGACGTAACTGGCAATCCAGTAATTGTAAATGATGTGGCGTTTGACGTTCCAAACCCGCTAACGGTGTAATAAACGTTTACGATTCCAGCATCGATTGAAAATGTTGCAGCAGCAGATGTTGGATTAGAAGAAAACCCTGTGTATCCAGGCGTCCAGTTAAACTGTGATGGGAATCCTTGCGGCGTATCTAACTTAGAGTAGAAATTAGCGGTGATAGCCGCATTTGCAAGAGAATAATCAGATCCGCCCGTCACGGTTATTGTGGTTGTGCCTGCACCGAATGATGTGGATAAAATGTAGAAATACTTGACCGTGGTCTGAGTCAGTTTGATCTTATCGCCCTTGTTATATTTCCCAGTCACATCAGCGGCAACAGTGAAGGTCGTTGCAGAGGCATAAGTCCAGGTCTCATTTGCTCCAATCCACCCATCCCAAACACCGCTCAATGTCATTGTTCCAGTTGCTGCAAAACCACCGGACATAGTGAGAGAATTGCTCATCGTCCAGGTCCCAGCAATTGTGTAATTCCCTTGATCCAACACAAAATTGGCTCCTGCTCCAGCATCCGGCAACGTGTATGTACGAGATGCAGATGGGGCAGTTGATGAAACAGTGACAGTGTGAGTCGTCCCAAGCACCATCTGATTTGTGGTGTTGGTGATATTGATGCTTGTAAAAGTCGATGCTCCAGTTACAGTCAATGTCCCTGAAACACTTAAGTTCGTGAATGAAAATGTACCCGCATCAGTATTATTCCACGTGTTAATAATGTTGTTAAACTCATTATTAAGATCACGGGCATTGACCTGCTTAACATCAGCCCACGTAACGATGCGGTTGATTCGTGTCATCCCAGTTTTACGTCATCCAGTTTTGGTGCTTCCTGATTTCCAATAAGTTCTTTTTTCATCTGGTATATAAAAACATCCATTGCGCCTGTTGTTGCCTGAGCTTGACTCAGAAGATTTCTTAAGTTTGCAAAGGCTGATGCTAGCTCGGTGTCTAACTGCTTGAGTTTTTCTTGGTCCATTGGATCTCCTTAACGTACTCTTACTGCTGTTATTCGTCCATTAAAAGCCTGAGTGCCGCCTGTGTATGTGGCTGTCATCTTTGCGTAATATGTCGTCGTTGATGATATTGATACACGATATCCCGATATCCCTGCACTTGCAAACTCTCCTGATGTTGCACTCTGAGTCATATAATTATCACCAGTCGTTAATCCAGCATTTGAATTTCCAGATGTGGTTGATATGCCAATTGCAATAAATGTTGCAGTAGTAGATGCACCACTTAACGCAATCTGAGCACTTAAAGTCCAATCACCTGCCGTTAAACTTATAGAAGTTAAATCACCGTAAGCATTAGAACTTGGTAAGGAAACTCCTGTGACCGCAGACGATATATTTTGTCCTACATTTCCAGCAGCGGGACTATCGTTAGTTGTAGTTCCAACAATTCCCTGAGTGGATGTTGCATTGAATTTAAGATTTCCATAACAAGTGACAAGCCCACCAGATGAAACAGAAAATGTTGATGTTGCTCCGCCTTGGAGAGTAAACGTTCCACCGGCGGTTAATCCTAAAAGTAGATTTCCACTACTATCCTCAAATCCAACTAAAGTTGTACTTGCGGCTCTGCCACCATCTTTCAATATAAATCCCCCGGAGGATGTTCCAATTGTTGCCGATGGATTTGCTACATTAAGACCAATATTTCCATACTTGTCGAATATAGTGTTCAACACCCCTGAAGTTGTGATTCTAATTTCTCCACTAGCTGACTGATAAAGTCCACTCTGAGTATCTCCTCCAATATAAATAGCCGGTGCAGATACCGTTCCTGCTGACGATATTCCAACAATTCCACCTACAGTCAAATTACCCGTTATACTCTGGGCCGTCCACGATGTACCTGCATTGTCAATACTATTCCATGCATTAACAAGATTATTGAATTCACCATTGAGAGCCGCAGCGGTTAAAACTTGTCCTGATGCCCATGTTGTTACTCTCGCTATTTGCGCCATATTTCCTCAACTAATAATTTGGTCAGAAATGTAATAAGGGTGAACAATAAATCCCTGTCCTGAATTTTGATTCCTAAATTGTATTTGAACCGAAGCAACATTGTTATTCGAGAAAGGAATTACGGTCTTTCTAAGAAGTGTGTTGCCACCCAACGTGCTTGAATCTAGGATGAACGAATCAAGCAATCCGCCTGGAATTGCCAATGAAACATTGGCGGATTTGTTGACAATATTCGTGGCGTTAAAACCATAATTTACTTGCAAAAACCAACTTCCTTGAGCATCGGTTGGAACAAGAAATGATTTGACAGGAAATTCTCCTGAATCTTGTGCAACTTCAACGGAGGTGACGCCATATCCGTCGATCACTCCGTTAGTGTCCTCTGCATTACTTGACCCAACATCCTGCTGGTAAACAAACGTCGCATGAGAGCCTGTAAGCATCGTAACCGGAAGAGTTCCACCGTCCGTGGTGGTTCCATTGGCTCCAGGAAAAGACGTGTAAGCAATCATGGACTGAGGATTTCGACCCGTTATCTTTGATTCCCAAATCCCAAGACTATAGTTGTAAATCAGAATGATGTTCTTAGCTGTTGCACCCAAAGAACTTGTCCCATCTGTCGTCGATATCCATATCTGACTTCTCGTCGGATAATTGACGACAATGGGATTCGTCTGTGCAATCTTGATCGTGTCAAGATAAGGCTGAATGTTGCTTCCTGGATAGGGAGGATCGCTGATATCAAGGAAGTTGGCACCGTCGAAGATGTAGACGTGATTGTTGGTTGCAACAAAACAAATATTCAACTGATTGACGTAGTCCCATGCGAGCCGAGAGCAGAGTCCTCGGCCCACTGTGAGAGTCACCAATGGAGCCAATGTGCTTGAGCCGGAGATGACTGTTGAATACGTATAAAGCTGACCTATAGAGTTCTGTTTCCAGATCAAAAGGTTCTGGTTATAGGAGGTGAGTCCGACGATCTTGTCACCGTCATTCGCACGGAAATCAACAACACTTGTCGCTGGCCACGTCTCAGGATCTGCAACGTTAGACCAATAAACACGAGATGGATTGCTGGAATTGCCTGCAATAAAGAGAAAGTTATTCGCAACGGTGCAGACTGTGCCAGTAGGTGGAGATCCACCCAATGCAACGATGTGATTTCCAGGACCTGTCCATTTCACAGTTGTTGCATTCCCACCAACACGAACAAGGATGCTGTTAAGCAAGGCGTAATGAGGATTCGTGTCTGTGATTCCAACGTCATCTGTGATTGCTGTTGATGTCGTTCCCAAGTTCGTGATGTACTTAAAAGATTCAGCGGATGCACCGATTGATTCCGTGAAAAGATACGAATTCGCTGCGTTAAACTTCCACTGAAACATCCCCGCAACGCCACCGGGACTCGTTGAAACAAGCGCCGCTGTATTCACCTTCACAGACCCATTCGCCTTCACGAGATCGTTGTAAACGATGTAGACATTCTGCGCGTCCGTCATCTGGTCGGGCGGAAGATTGATTGAGGAGGATTTGAGATTTAAACCTCCTCGGAAACCGTATGGGCCTTTGACTGTCATGAAAGTAATTGATTATCCGCTAATTACAGTAGGATACTGTTCAGGCATTTGTATCCATTTTGCACGTTGTATAGAGTCAATCGACCGCATAATGATCTGATTGTCCTCAGACATCCGATACTCTGATCTCATCTGAGCCAAACGTTGCTCAAACTTCTGAGACCAGGCTTGAGCCATGTCCAAATCTTTCTTGTAAGCCCATGCAATCGAGATCGCCCCCCACGCAAGAATATGTGCGTATTTGTTGGGAATACTAATCGCTGAATCAGTTGGTTTCTTGATTGTTTTAAGCTCAAACACACGCGCATCAGAGGGATAAGGATACGGAACCACTTGCACATTTCCACTCGTGTCAACACCCCACATAAGATAACCGTAAGGAGCATTTGTTGATTGTGGATTGGGGCGTAAATCATCGATTGTACGTGGATCAACTTGAATCAGTTTAAGAGGTGTAGCCATATTCAAGATATCCACAACGCGGTCACAGGAAGAGGAAAGGCTGTAATATTTCTTTCGAATGATGTAGGTAGATGCTGTAAGATTCGTTGTGCCCTGATACGGTTGCTCAACCGTTAGACTGGTTGCGGAATTGAACGCGGTTATCAGATACCAGTCATTAGATGCAATGAACTGAATCCAATACTGACCATTTGCCATGGTGGATGTGAAAACTGTTGATGATCCTGTGACGGTCTGAGATCCAGCGTTGATACTCACCGTTCCTGTTGTATAGTCAGGAACCGTGACAATGGACTCTCGTGACTCCATGAAAGGCCACGGCCAACGAGAGCAAACGTCCTGTTGAGTGTAATTAAGCCAACGAGTTACATTGTTCTGTGTCGTCGTATCAGTTGAGTCAAGATTCACCTGTTGGTATGTTTCAGTTTGTAAATCGCTGAATGCAAGATTCGCCATGATTCATGACCAACCCTTACCCCTAAGAAGTTGCCTGCAAAATGTAGAAAACTGTCACCGCAGTTGTATTCGAGTCAAAACTCACATAGCAACCATTCGGAAGCATGACAGGAAGAGGAAGACTCTGTACATTGCCAGTTGAAATCGTAATCGGTCCAGGTTCAAAAGCGACAGGAGATGTGGACGCGGTCCCATTCATAATATATGGCTTGGCCGCTGTTCCACCTGATTCCACTCCATAGCCTGCGATCAGAATTGGCTTACCAGAATCGCTGATAACTCCCGAGGTTGTTAATCTCTGAAACCCACAAGAATAAGGCGCATATCCCATACTATACTCCTACTGTATGTTGAATTGGTTGAGGATGTTTCTTCATATTGTGCATCCTTAAACCCCTTTCATTGAAATCTTTCTGACACGGATCGCAGCGAGACAATTTCTCAGCAATTGGTGCTGGTTCTGATTGCTTTGTTTCAAGTTTCACAACAGGCGCTGCATAAACCGTTGCGGTTTGAACTGGAGGTTGAACTACAACAGTTGGCGTTGGTTCAGGTTGCCTCAAATCAATAACAGGAACATCAGCTTTTCTAAGTTCCAGATTCCCACGAGCGCCGCGTCTCGCTTCATGCGGATCAAATCCTGACTTCTGATTGGGCGCTACAAGCACTGGTTTTGGAATGATCTGGTCTCGTGGAACGGAACGTTCAAGATACCGCTCAATCCTCTCCCACATTGTCTGTCCTGCTTCGCTGATGTATTCAAACTTGACTCCCAAAGCTGTGATTTCATCAACAAATCCCTTATGATCTTTATCTATGGGAGGAAAGTATTGAACGAACTTAAATTCATCGCAAAGGTGACGGATTTCCTTCGGGATATTCACCTCAACATCAGCAACCCAAGGACGTATAAGCTCTCGCCCATGCGCTCCATTCCTAAAGAACATGTCATCTGGCAAACCTTTAATGCAGATCAACTTATCAATGTGATTGGGATTGTCGATAAAATGTCCCGCGAGCCGAATCATCATACAAGCACCCCTTCTGGTTCATAATTTATGCACGTTTTAAGGATCTCTTTCACACGGTGCATATACGTGTGTTTAGAGAGAAATTCATCGTAGCCTGCTTGTGCTACTTTGTTCCTCAACTCATCGTTGGCCAGATAAAACTTTGCTTTCTCAATTGCGTCATCAATCCCGTCAAACATGACCATGTGTTCTCCGTCGGTGAAATGATCATGCAGAACCGGGATGTCTTCTGTTAAGAGAAATCGCTTGCAAGCTAAGGCTTCAAAGGTTCGCATATTCATGTCATCTTTGATGCTCTCATTCACAATGATGCGTGACTGTGAGAACTTCTTGGCGCAATCTTCAAGCACGTTGTAACCTCTGATCTCGCCTTGTCTCCAGCCAAGATATCCTTTGATTCCGACTGGGAATTCTTTACAGAAACGGTCAATCAGATCAATGCGGAATTCATTGGACAAGTGACCTATGAAACACCAATCCCACTTCTCAAGAATAGGGAATGGCTTGTAGCACATTGGTTCTGCTGCCCATGGGAGATAGTGGACCCGATCTTCATACAACCCATCTTCAAGCAGACGTTTGAGCGTTGGCTTGTGCGAGACAAATATCGTGTCAAACTCTTTTGCTCGTCTCTTACGATATTGATAACTCTCTTCAGAAATATGCGAGTCACACATCCAATAAAAGTTTGGAGATGGAATCTTCCAGTCGAGTGGAATGTGAAGTCCGTCCTCTCCATAGTCAATCAAGCCATTCAGATCAAACGTGCCAAAGTGATGATGAGGATTCAAAGGGGACAGTGTCACAACGTTTCCATTGTCCTCTTGAATCCGACCAGGAGTGCCATATACATCTACACCATCCAGTAACTTTTTTAAGTTGTAATGCATGAAAAGGTTTGCGCCATCGTTCCGCATACCTGTAGACGGAAGGACATCGTAATACAGAGCAACCCTTGGTTTCTTAAAGTCCATCTGATGCTTCTAAGTTGTCAAGAATATGTTCCATGTTTTTTTCTGAATCTATATCTTTGGGACGATTACATTCAATTGCGCTTACTGTTAATTTATTTCCGCCCCTTATTCTGGCCCCAATCAATACATATAAATCTCTATTTGCCAGTTTTACATATTGAAATTTAGTTTCCATTGCGCTCAAATACCCCCACAAAACTGACCTCATTTTTCGCGTCTTCAATGGCGACTGTTTTCAGTCCCAACGTCTCCATGAAGTTCTTTAAGCTATCAGGTGTCCATGCGTGTACGTGCTGATAGTTCATAACAATGGTGTTCCGAGTGGTATGATCTGGAACCGCGACAATCAAACGTCCACCATGCTTAAGAGCATTTCGCCACGCTGTCACAGCCGCTGTTGCATCAACCATGTGCTCTAAAATGTGCCGTGCCATGATTGTGTCACAGTCTCTCACCGGCAACTCATGTTGGACATCGGCAGTGATATCTGCAATCGAAATACATGAGCCACTTACACCAGGAATCTGCTCGCCACGAGGCATAATGTCAATACCTATGGAGTTAGGAAGCGTCTTCTTATCGCCACATCCAAGCTCAGCAATCTTCTCACCGACCGAGTATTTGCGAACGATATTTCCTTCCAAATCACCCCAACCATTCATCATTCGAGAATCAGGCGTTTCCTCTTGATTAAAAAGATCCAAGAATGCGCGGAGTCCATGCTTTCTGATGAGGGCAAAGTTCGTGCGTTCCATCTTCTCAATTGAATTCCAACCATTTGCCTGAGAGGCCGGACCTTCAACGCGCTCGCCTGTCTTAAACCCGTGGTGCCATACGAAAACGTCACGATCAATCAAGAGATACTTCCCAAGATTGCGTAGTCTGATGGATAGATCCAGATCGTCTCCACCAGGAAGCGTGTCATCGATTCCGCCTACTGCATCAAGGTCAGAACGACGTACCAAGAGGCAGAATCCGATTAAGAATTTGGTACGCAAACTCTCTAGATGATAGGGGAAAAAGATGTTCTGTTTGCCCATAACAACGTTGGATGTTGGACCAACCGCAGCGCAGGACTTATGTTCAAAATGATTAAGCAACTTTGATAACCACAACCGCTGGTGAGACGGAATCATGGTGTCATCGTTCAAAAACATCACATATTCTGCTTGAGAGATAGCAAGACCTGCTTTAAGCCCACCTTCCCAACCAGCGTTTTGATTCATTTGAAGAATGGTGACATTGGGATGATTTTTTAGTGCCTCCATGTTATGCGGATCGCCATTATTTACGACAATCAGGTGAAATAACTCATTGGGAAGTGTGTTCCAGAAGAGAGATTGGACGCACGGGATGAGGTACTGATTGTTATTAAATGTTGGAACGATGATATCTACCAAGCTCATCCCATATTCTCCGTCTCATATTTTTGAAACCGTCCGTACATCTTCTCTCTCTGTTCAGGTGTAAGCTTATTCCAATTCTCTGAATACTCTTCCGTGATAATCACCGGAGATCCGAGATGACCAAGCTTAATGGATGTATCCATCCACACTGAAAACCCAAGCTTTCTTGCCTTGAGGCAAAAGGCAATATCCTCTCCTGTTGACTCCATCCCAAAGAACCAAGGCTTAGGCATTCGTCGAAGGACATCTGTTTTAATCAATACCGCACCAAACCCAACCGCGTCACATTCGACTAGCTGATTCTTGGGATAGTTGACAACGAAGCGTGTCATCCCATATTTTGTTCCAATCGCTGCGTCATGTCCTTCAATCGTTTCGTAAATCACAGGCTTATGATCTGGATTCCTAGTGAATGCAAGTGGTGCGATGATGTCTTTGTCATGAGCAACCAACTTGTAGAAAAGATCAGGCGCAGAAAGCATGTCATCATCAATCATGAAGAGATAATCAGCTCCTATTTCAAGGGCTGATTCCGCTAGGCGTTCACGTGCATAAGGCACCAACATTTCACCGATAGCTCCCAGCGCAAACACATATCTAGGATTCTTTTTCTCAAAGAAATCAACCGCTTCCTGTCCGCCCAAGTTCTTAAACATGAGCATACGATCATGATAGGACTGAGCAGGGGTATGACCTTTGAGAGGAATACCGACGAGAACTTTGAATACTTTCTCATCTACTTTATTCTCTACAGAAAGGTTAGGAGATAATTGAATAACGTCTCGTTTCTCTCCTTCAATGGGTGCCCCAAGCACTTCCCTATCATCAACTGATCGTATCTCCTCAGTCTGTTGCATGATTCACACTTTAGAATCCGGGTTCGGAGATTGGGAGACTGATGATCTCCCAACCTCCGATCCAGCCAGATATCTATCCCCTTTGTCATTTATTATTTAATACAGCGAACGAATCCAGAGCAATAGAGTGGAGCAGCCTGAGAGAGCGTTCCCGTCGGAGGATTGGACGCAATCACCCAATTAAATCCACTCGCAGCATAGGTCGGAACACCTGAAAATAGCGTTCCCGCAACCGCACCAGGTATCAAGGGGTCACCAGCCGTAATTGTGATTGATGTGGTTGTGACTGAGAGGAGAACCGAAGCAGTATTGCCATAGGTTTGAATGAGTCCATAGGCATTGCTCGGAATATCCTTAACAGAGATTCCGAGGAAACCTGGCAGATCCCCAGCATTTCCTGCAATCGCTCTCACCATCTGAGTTCCGTCAAAAGATGCAGTGGTTCCGAGACGAAGGGCAGCACCCATTCCCGTTGTGATGGATGTCGCCTCAACGTTCTTCCCAGTTACAAATGCACGCTCATCTCCGAGCGCAGCTTGTTTAAACAACATAGTATTCCTGCCTTTACCCCTTATAGTTGGGTGCGATGCCGTCCGGCATGTCTCCGACCCCTACAGAATGCTCCCACGACTCGTGGTGCCGTCACCCAATAAGACTATTGACCTGATGTAATGATGAGAAACCTTCCCGTTGTAACGTTGTCCTGGTTTTCAATGGTGAATGTGCAGATACCATTGGACACCGATGTTTCAACACGAGGAATGATCTGATACGAGTTATCCAAGGGATCAAGTTTCTGGAATATGCACATGATGGGATAAGCTCCTCCAAGCGCAATTGTTCCCGCACTATCACCCGCTGCACCGGACCATTCACCAATCACCATGCGAACACCGGCACCAGGATATATTTGGTTCCGAATTGTCGTCGAAAATGCCATAGAACCTCCTTAGGCTGTGACAGACGTTAGAAGTCCCAACTTCCGACGGTTATTCGTTGTGAGTTCCCCGGCCCAAAATACCTGTGCAACTTTGAGATCCTGGTTCGCTGGTTTGACCCATTCAGACATCGTGAAAAGACGACTCTGATGTTGGACAAGCTCAATCGCTTTCGAGTTCAAGAGATAAATATTTCCACTCGTCGCATTCGGGTCCCATGTCCACACAGCTTCCTTGTATTTCAGATTCGAGAAACCAAGGTCTCCCATGTTGACATCGGAGTAACGAACGGTAGGAATCAAGGTTGCCTCATAAGCCTCATAGCTCGTCTGATCAGACAAAAGCAGATCAGGTCCACCAGCAGGCATCTTAACAGAGACATTATCCCATGTGGTACGAAGGTCAGAGAGACCACGAGCAGCAAAGGAACCGGATGTTGTCTGAGTAGACTGCCACCACGTGTTTGTTCCACCGTTAATATCACCGACCGTGCCAGTATTAGAAATAATGGCATTAATAGGAGTGATATTAGGGCCAGTTTGAGCAGAAGAGAAGAGCTTGATATCAATCGTCTCTTTAAGGCTTGCAAGAGCGTTATCAATCTGCGCTTTCGCATAGTCAATCACTTGCGCCCTACCAGCATTCTGGAGTTCGATTCTTCCAGTCACACTAATAGACGCTGCTGCCTGTCTCCACTGATACTGGCTTGCTGTAAAATTATCTTGAATAGTAGTATCAAGAACATCATCGCTAGCGTAAAACCCAGCGGTTGAGTTACTACCATAAACCACCGATCTTACTATTGTTGCTCCACCTTCCTCCGTCACTCGCTTCTTGATCGTCAACCAAGCGAATAAGGGGATTGCCTTGTGAATATTGTCTGCCAACTGCTTACCATACGTTGACAGCGTAGTCGCGATGAGGCTTGTGACATTCCTTTGTGTTAGCTCACGTTTCTGCGACTTAAGTTATTCGTGAGAGCAGACTGTATATCCCTGGTTTCTCCAGGCCCTTGTCAGTCGTTCGAGCGCTTCGAGTCATTCGACTCCGATTGGCGCTTCGGTCTTGGCCACTTCTGGCTTTTAACCGATATTCGGGTTATGCACCGGAGAATTCCTTCTCCGATGGCCTATGTTGTTAAGCTGGACCGTAGGTGAATACTGTATCCGAAACTGCCATGGTGATTCCTCTCTTTACCCCTTACTCTGTTGAATCTATTTCGACGACTTCACTACAAATCTTGTTTCTTTGTCTCCTCTCAACTGCGCGTCCATGGATTTCATCATGAGTTCATCCATGCTCCCAACTTCAACGACATTCTTTGTTTGTGATTGTGTGGAAGGACCGGCTGTGACAACCCCCTTCTTGTCATTCACCATTCCCATTGCTTGCTGCTGTGCGCTTGTCTTCATTGAATTAAACCACTGGTCTGCTAGACGATAACCTTCTTCAAGAGTACGGCCATTACGCTCAGCCCAGTCAAGGGCTTGCTCTAAAAGACTCACTCCCTCGCCCTTATCATTCAATCCAATCTTGTCTAAATCCTTCGCATTGGGATGAACTTCAAAGAGATTCTTAAGCTCCATCTCCGTGCGGAGAGCCTGTTGATCGGACTGAATCTTTTGAACGAGAGGTTGTGCCCAACTCGCCATCATGCGAGCTTGAATTTGCTGCATCTTGGTCGCATCACCATTTGAAGCGTCAAGTATTGCTTCCTGCCACTCTTGAGGAGATGCGAACTGCTGAGGCTGTGACTGTTGAATTTGCTGTTGCTGTTGAACACCTTGACCGGCCTGAGCGGTTCTTTGCTGCGCCTGCCACCACTGCACAAAAGGCTGATAGTTAATCAGCTTGTCTAGGGCAGAGGCTTTTTCCTCTAAAGGCTTATATTTCTCTGCGACGGATGATTCGCGTTTACTGATCTCCTCAGTTGCGCGTTTCTTCCAAGATTCAATAACCGGATCTAATCCGGCCCGTTGCTCTGGAGTGAGGGACGTAAGTGCATTCTCATCCAGAGAAAACGGATCGGACGGCGCTGCTGGAATTGGAGCAGCAGCCGGTATATCTGCCGGAGGTGGTGCTTGAATAGTTTGCTCTTCACTCATAATCTATCCCTTAAGGTCGATGACCTTAGCTCGGACTAATCTGCACGTTGGGAGTCACCTTCTGCGCCACTTGACTTGCCATCCCAGCTTGGTCTTCTCCGCCATAACTATCACCTCCACCGAGAGGGGAAACAGACATGACGCGGAACTTGCCGTCGGATTCGAGCATGCCATGAACCTCGCAAGCCAGATCACTTCCTGGCTGTGCGTCTTTGAATGCTTTCATCTCATCTGGGGTCAGCTTAATTTCACGGGACATCTCTTCCGGTTTATCCATCTCTGGACTTTTGCCGGACTCTTTGTCCCGCATCTTCTGGAGATATTCTCCTACGGGCATTATTTCTTACCTTTGTTGGAACCAGGATTGTTGAATCCATGAGATCCACCAACATCATTCACAACATTCATGTCCCACTGCTCCATACCGTCAAGAGTGGAACCAAGAACAGACCCAGAATCCGGCTTGTGCGTATCGTTGATCTTTCCTTTGTCTGACATAACTACCTCCTGTTGATTCGTTATCTTTTTCTTAAAGATTCCATCGCATGACGATGGGAGATACGGTCAAAAGACGATGCGCCGTGGTGACGGTCTCCTGCTTCGCGCAAATGACAGCGTTCAAGCCACGCTTTCTTTTCACCACGACTAGAGATAAATTTTGGACCGGGATGCTCTTCACTCGCAATATGCTCATCCCAGTAAGGTTCCTTAAAATAGATATCAATGGGTCCGCGACAAGATCCCTTGTCAACTAAAACAAAACCTTCTTTAGTTCCGAGATACCGCGCCATTACATGCTTCCTGGAATGAAATCCATGGGGAACGGGTTATAATCTCTAAGCAAAGACTTCTTCTTACTACCGTTCTTAATGTGAATATTTTCTCTGTAAGCTTCCTTCTTAGAAATCCTGCGCCTAATAAGACCGACAACTGCGTGAGGCATATGAGCGCCGGGATCTGGGATCTTTTTCCCAAGCTGACTTGCAAGTTTTCTAAACCTATCCATTGGTCACTCCATTGGTTATGCCATTGGCGGGGGTACGGAACTGCTCCAAGATTGATTTGACGAGAGTTTTCTGAATGTCGTGTTGATTCTTCATTTTGTCCACGGCAAGCTTTTCTTTCATGCCCTGAAGCTTCAACTGTTGCTCTGCCATCTTCCCTTGAAGCTTCACTTTGGTTTCGGCTTGTTTGGCTTGAACCTTTGCTTGGATCTCCATCATCTTAGGAGGGGTAGAAGGGGGAGACTGATCTGCCAAATCCATGACCGGCTCCATGCCCATGAGCCCAACGAGCCTCGAAAACTCTCGGGCGAATTCCTTGGCGGCTGGAGAACCGGGCTGGACACCGGCCATTTGCATAACGGGGACCATTTTCTCCATGATCTGAAGCTGAGACTCACGGTCCATGGGAACAGTGGAACCAGCAAGCACATCCACATCCATATCGCCAAGAATGTCTTGCCGGTTCCACGAGAACGCAAAATCTTGCTGGAAACTCTGACCTGCTACGGGGTTGGGTTGTTGCTGTTGGGGTTGCTGTGGAGCACCTGGTGCACCACCTGGAGCCTGACCTTGAGGAGAAGCGCCCGGCATCATGGGCTGAGCAGAAGGACGGCCCGGAAGCATGTTCATGATCTTTTTCTGAACGGCACGAGGACCAACGATACGGGCAATCTTAGGCAAATCGTACTCTTTCTGCATGATTGCGAGTAATTTTCGAGCGACTTCTGCTATACAGTCTTCAAGAACGTCCACTTTCTCATCAGCACGAGCCTTTCCGCCCATCATCTGCATGCGGAGTTCACCCAAGGTTCTCGTTTGAGTTTTGGCCTGTCCGCCTTGATCGGTTTGAGTTTGACCAGCGATTGATCGCCATACGTCATAAACCTGATTCCAAATCCCATATGCATCGGACTGGACTGGAGCATAAGGGGGGATAAAAATCTTGTCTTTGGCACCTTGAGTTTGGGCCTGAATCACTGCACCATCGTTCGCATCTTTGAACTTCGCCATCTCGTCCAGAGTGAAAGTCTCCGCATCCACAATCATTTGCCTATTCCAACGCTTCAGGTGATTCAGTTCAATGGAAAGAATCTTGGTGAGTTCAATAATTTGGCCTTCGTGCGGGGCGATATCCGACATTGGATACACGTCACCCGGAACAGGATTAAAGTAGAACTGCACGAAGGGGAAACCACCATTTAAATACTCAGGCAGGGGGATTTCTCTTAAATATTTCTTCATTCCAGGAGAAACGGTGCGAATCATCTGGTTATCTAAGTCGTAGATCTCCCAGAGAGTTACTGACCGAACGTCTTTGCCGAAACTTTCCTTTATCGAATCGGGCGTATCGTAAGGAACATTCGGATCATCAACAAAAGCGGATGGCTTAAGCTCATCAGTGTTCTGATATATCCCCGAATCACAGATAGCGCGATAGGGTTTGACGATTTTGTGCGCCATCCACCTGGCGTTATGGGTGGCGGGGAAGGTAGCAGAGGGGTCGAAGATGATGTCTTTGTAAGGGACATAATAGGCGAAAACGTTTTCTGATTTTATGTACTCGTTTGTGTCAACCTGGCTGTATTTCTTGGGGCGACCAGGTCCCTTCTTCTCTTCCTTCGGTTGACTCTCAACTGTCCCGAATTCAGCAGCATAGCCCAGCTTAATCCAGGAGTGGCCAATAAGCAGAGATTCGAGCAAAGCCATCTTTATCTGGTTTTTTAGCTTTAACTCGCCCCAAGTGTAATTTAGTATCTGTTCTGCTATTTGAGCCGCACCAATGTCCTCAACTCGCTTGGCGTTAACAGTGATCCATGGGTCTTTAAAATATAGTCGCGCAATTTCAGTTTTAACGTATGCGAAAACGAGGTTGACTGGCACGACCGGGATGGATACGGCGGATTGAAGAAAGTCCCAATTACCTTTGTACTCATTGACAAATCTCTTCCAGCCTGATTTGTTGCCGATCTGGTCACGGAACTGGATGGTGGACTGGATGGTACGGAGCCACGCTTCAACTTCTTCTCTTTCAGAGGAAGGGTTAGGTGTTTCAGAGATGCCGACTTTTTCTTTTTTATCGTCTGCCATTAAAAAGCCTGTGCAAAGTTGACGCGGGTGTAGCCGCGCTGCCTCTACACAGGCTTTGTGTATATCTAGACATAAAAACGCTCGCGAGGACGGCCTAAGCCTGCTCCTACACGAGCGTTTAAATGTGAAACAAAATTGTTATGCCAATGGAATTGTGAACAAAATTCTAATTAAATGCAAGTAAAATCTTCATCTTTGTGCTGGCTTATAGAATCCAAACTTCACAAAAGACGGATCAAGGAAGCGCGGGAACGGGTGATCTTTCCCATCCTTGGTCTTGAATAAAGACTCAAGAACAATCTCAATAATTTCATTTTCATAAAGGTATTTAAAATCAACCTTATCACCCAATGAAACATATCCTGTTTTAGGATCTTTCATTAGAACCTTATAATATTCACCATTCACCCTAGCAATCATCCAACTTCCCTTAAAAACCTCTCATAGATCGTCTTCTCACCTTGAGGCATATGATTCTTAAGCCACCAATTGACCGTCATATACCCTTCGTCTTTCGCTTGCGCGACTCCGACCGACGGGATGAGGAATTGGATACACCTGGATAGAGCGTCGATAAGGTCATCGTATTTTCCTCTAGGAAACGAAAGCAGTTCATCAACAAGCTCGTGCATATCTGAGCGAAGTTCAATAAGTCCTTGCTCAAAGAGTGGTTGTAGAGATCGTATACGTTCCTCTTTATTAATTGTTTTTTCACCTGATCCAGTTCGCCCGATGCGTAACTCATCAATTCCAAAATAAATGCCAGTCTCTCTCTGTCTTCTTTCAATCTCATACTTGAGCGTTTTTTGGAATGCGAATGTTTCAATGCCGACACGTTTTAGTCTCCACTTTTTTACGAGGTCAAATACAATAGTAACAAGCTCAGAAGGAACAACACGCTTCCTAACGAAATCAACAATACGTATTGAACGGCTCTTGAACATACCCGCAACAATAAACGCCGAATAATCGGCATCACGGGAGAGGCTATGAGCAGGATCAATACTAAGATACAGATTTTCAGGATGAGGACTACCCGGTGCATAATATTTTATCCACTCCTTCTTAAAGTCCGCTGCTTCTTGTTCGATGGGATTGTTGAGGTACCAACAAGAGAAAAGAGTAGGTCCGAGCTTATTGCGTAAAAACTGCAATTTTTCAAGCGTGAATTTTTCAGGAAATATCGGCGCTGTTCTACTGTCATCAACATAAGCGGAGCGAAGTAACACATCCCAAATGCCTTCTTCAATGAGGTCTCCATAGGCATCATCCATAGACCATCTAGTTCCAACAACCCATAATTCACCATTGGGTTCGAGGAGGGCCATGAGTGAGTTGATGTAATCTTTGACCTTCGCCCTCTGCTCCGGCGTTGCAACATTCTCCCGCGCGACAAGGTCATCCGCGATGATGAGGTCATAGTGTTGTGAGGTTTGTTCTTTCTCAAGGCCCGTCGTCGCAATCGTCGGCGCATCCAGAATCACCGTCCTCTGTTTGATCGTTATCTCGTCTTGATTCCAATGACCACTCTCGAACGCCCCAAAATACTGCGAGAGTATCTGACCCCGGACAAGGTAAGCTGTGATACTTCTCAAAAACTTCCGTGCATTGTCCCATGTGTTATTCGCGATCAAGATACGGATGTTGGGATTCTTTAGCATCCGCATAATCGCTCCACCTTTTGTTATGATGGAGGATTTTAGATGATCGCGCGGTAATAGAAATAGTTTAAACTTAGAGGGCTTGCGAACGTGCCTAGAGATATCCCGATGTATCGCATCATTCGCAGACCAATCTTTGTAGCCAAGAATAACCTTGCAGAGAAACTTAAGATCTTCTCTGCAACGATACTTGACTTCTTCTATGAGTTGCGCTTTACTTAATGGTTTCTTTTCTTCCGTACATACAACCCACCCTTATGCCAATTCTTTCTGCCACCACGAGTAACCTTCATACTTCATTGCCTCTGCTTTGAGCAGAACGCGGCAATCATAATCAAGATAATCTGGACGATTAACAAGCCTACGTCCTTCATTAAGTTCGAGAGGTTTGTTCTCACAGATACCACCAATCGCCGCATAGTTCCACCCCTTCTTTCTTGCGCGTCTGGTCCACTCGTTTACTTCAGATCCATACTGCTTGAAAGCGCAGAGGATTCCGCCCACATCAACAACCGCTTTCATGCGCCACACAACGATGTCATCTGGCTCCCGGTCATTCACAACAAACTCGCCCACTTTGAGGCTCGGGGAACCGCCGACAATAGCAATCTTTGGATCGTAATCGAAAACATCTTTCATGCGGGGCCACCAATTCTCAGACACAAGAGCATCAGCGGGAACGGTTGCAAAGAATTCTGAACTGCATCCAGCCATACCAAAGTTTATAGCTCCTACTATTCCGTGACTTTTGGTTGTGAGGACAACGTCATCAGAGTACGTGACAAGTTCTGTATAAAAAGCAAAATCTGTGTTCTCATTATAAGGGCTGTAGACAATCATCAGATCATGCTTGTGTGTTCTGTTCTTGAGTTGAACGAGAGAGGGAATTGTGCAGGACTCACCGACTGTCGGCATGAGGATTGTGAGTTCGTTCATTTGATTCGTTATCTTTTAAAAGTCCTACCTAAGAATGAGAATGACAGCCACTTAACACCAGAAGATGTAACTTCAAGAGTTGGACATAGATGCTTTCTAATAAAGAATCTTGAATTGAGATTTATCCGCTTGGATCTTTTTGATTTCACTTCTCTTTCTCCCACTTGGCGAGGGCTTCTTTGGCCAATTGACTGGCCCATTGACCATGCACCAACCAATCCGGAATGTCCTTTTTATCTATTGTGGCTATTTTTGTTAGCGCCTTTTCCAACCCCTTCGCCTTCTCGATGGCTGCGAGATAGCCACGACAAAATTCATATTTCAAGCTATGTGATTCGCTGAAACAGCGACCTTCTATTTTGACTGACTCGCAAAACTCTCTCGCCTCTTTTTCGGTCACTTTGTCTTCCATATTTCAGAATGCGACTGACCGTAAATCAACGTTTCGAGCATTCGTTTCTCTTGTTCCTTTGCTTTAAAACCACGAACGATTTCTTTCCAGAAATAAAACAATCCAAATAAAAATCCTGCGAAGAACATTCCGACCTCTGACCATGTGTATATCACAGCCCCATCTCCCGAGCTTTGGCAATAACTTCTTGTTCTCTCGCAGAAAGCGGAAATATTCTTTTGCAATCAGGACAGTGATGATCTTGGGATGATTTTATTGCGTCCACTAATTCCACCGCCAACGATTTCAATTTGTCGAGATCCGGAACTTTTATAAATCCACAGTGATGGCAACTAAAATAATCCGGGCCGCCACTATGTCCCAGGTGGTGCCAAATTAAGTACATCTCATCGTGTGAATGACTCGATACCTGCCCTTGCTCTTCGCTCATCTCATTCCCCCTCGATAGGAAGGGCGCGGATTTGTTTCACACATGCGCAAGCATTAGGATTAACACTCGCGCAAGAACAAAATCCAAACGATTCTAAGGCCGCCCTCTCCCGCATCTCGCGCTGGCCTTCTATTTTTCCCGCTTCAAAATTCTTATCTTTGGAAAAACATTTATCGTTGTGGCGCTTCTTCGCTTCCTCGAGGGCGCGTTCAATCTGAAACAATCCAATACCACGCAGGCGACTAGATGCTCCGGCTGGGAAACAATCTATCATGATTTTTTCCGCCCGTTCACGGTTGGTCATTTATTTTCGTCATTCCATTCTTTGAGAGCTTTATCTATACATTCGATTTCATGTTTTATTCCGGTCAATTGAGAAAATAATTTCCCTTTCTCTCTAAGAAGAATCGTCACCTCTCTTTTTCGTATTATGAATTTCCAGCTTTGCAGGGTGGATTGAATCGCTTCTGAAGAGCCTTCCGCTTCAATCGAATTGTCACCCGCTTTTACATTCACCTTATTTTTTATTTCATTAATTACATTATCCATTTCTTTTACCATCCCTCCTCCGCAGCGCCTCCGCCTCAACATTCATCACAGCGTCTTCCCTCGTGACAAAAGCCCGGTACTCTGCTTCCCAGAGGTCAATGGCGATTCCTCTCATTACTTCGTATTTGGCTTTCCACTCCTCGCATTGTTCGCAAGGGTCTAGTTTGTAGGGCATGGGCTGATGAATTTTTCCAACACCCGGCGTCATTTGTTCGAGTGATTGCGGATGAATAATCTTCACTTGCGAATGGCAAACAGTACAAGTGCATGTGAGTCCCGTATCTCCATTCTGCCAACAGCAACTACAGGAAATATTTTTCATTTAAAAAAGATTCCCCTGCGAATCAACTTGACCCTCAAAACCACACCAGCGGCATTTTGCGAATACCAAAAATTTTAATGGGTCCATGTCGCTATGATGTACGTCATCATAGCCACCGAAACTATGCCAACCAATCCAACAACAAAAGCGTTTCAAATGTTTCATTTCTTCTCCAACAACCGCGCGGCCTTTTCGTCGATCTTTTTTCGTGCCTCAAGCACTTCCAATTCATTCGCGTCCCCATCAACATAATAATCAAAAGCCACTTCCCTATACGCATCCTGCTGGGCGAACAGCCGTTCAATACATTGCGCTAAATCTAACCACGCTTCCCAACACCTAACATCAAGCTTTAATTTCTTGGTATGTTCCATCATCTCTTCCCGCGTCACGAATTTGTAGGTCATGGTTTGCACGGACAACCTCTATAAATATCGATGCAACCAGAAAGAAATACAGCCATTGCAATCAGCCAAAGAACCTTTTTCAATTCTTAACCACCAACCTATAAAGCGTCGACATAACCAAATACCCCAGTCCTCCGAAAAATCCTATCTCGAACCATTCAAGTAATTTGTGCCAGTCCATAAGACCTCCTTTTTCCGGCTATAATGCGCCGTTGCTTGCTGCACTGCGCTGATACTTGCTGCACGACGCTGCGTCAAATCCGCCCCCTCCTCCCCACTTCCCTTGCCAAGTGGAAAGGAACGCGGGGGCAAAAGAACTATCCTCTCGCAGCCAATGTCTGCGCCGCGAACCTGTTCTTCCGCATCTCCTTAAGCTTCGGGATCACCTTCGATATATGCGGACGATTGGGTACTAACTCCTGTGATTGTTGTAGAGCCTGAGCTGTCAAACTGCCATTCTTTCCAGGATTAAATCTGTACTGCTTACTATCTTGGTTGATTAGCTTTTCCATGTGTTACTCCTTTCTTACTGGATTCTCGTGGATGTTGCCGATGACTGCATAAACATCACAATTCATTATCGATATAAATGAGTCTCTAGTATCAACTGATTCTGCCAGCTTCTCGCTCATCCAAATAACGAACGATCCTTTATGAAAGCGCACATCTCCGCACTCATCCTTTTGTAAACCCATTTGAGCATAAGCGAGAATATCTCCCTCATAAATCTCCTTCCCGTTCTTGTCGAGGAGACCTGTGAATTGCATGAGTTCGTATCGAACACCAGCAGGAATAACATTTGAAGTCCATTCAATCATCTTGGAATCAAATTTGTCCCACGCTCGGAATCTAATGGGTCTCATAGAAAATAGAATCCTTGCTCTTCTCTGGTTCGTTCATTCGCTCTTCAAATTCCTCGTCAACAGAATGCTTAGCCAGATAACGGTTGTCACGATTCTGATCTTCACGCTCAAGTCTTTCTCTAACCTCGTTAATTAAAATCTTTCGCATAACTCGGAAAGATCGCAATAAGAATTCTCCATCCAAACAACCGCAACGCGGATCGCAACCACATTCGCCTTGTTTCTCCATCTCTTTTATCCTTTCAAGCGCAGTCATGGAAAGTTCATTTGTTTCGTTCATTTCAGGAACCTCCTCTCAAACCAAGGAAGAAGAAACTTAATCGAGAACGCAGCACCCCCTATGAAAGATGCGAGATATACAAATATTATTAGTACAATTTTAAGCACGATCATATTTGGTCATCCACCTTTGCTCTACAATTTTCTGACAAACTCTGCATTTGAAGTGATCCCCATAGTCGTCGAATCGATAGGCATAGACGTGTGGATGAGTGCAGTTTACCTTGCTACGAGTAGGGGAGTCATAGCTTTGCACGAGTGGGTTTTGACGCAATTGTTTTCGCTTGCGCCAGAGTTCACGAACCATTAGCTTAATGTCTTTGCGCAGTGGTTTTCGCATTGTGCTTGTCAAGCTTCGGGCATTCGCGTAGTTCGCTGTTCTTGATTCCTAGAAATATAACCTCTCCACGTTCAACTTCGCATGCGTGACAGCTTATAAATCCGCTTGATTTCGTCTCAAGAAAATCCTTTAACTTGCTATCATTGAATTCAAATAATGTGGCTCGATGTGCGCCATTCTCTGCGTGTGGTTGTGGCTTGATTGTTATCCCGATCGCTGCAAGTGTAGCAAGAATATATTGCAATTGTCTGGGTGGTTGGCAGTGGGGGCAGAGGGGTCTTTTTGTGTTGCGCGGTCGGGCGGGGGGCTTGATCATGATAAGGGTGTAGGGGGTGGGTTTTTCTGCGCCTGGCCAGAATGTTCGATCATCAGATTGTCACTCAGATATCGCGTGAATATCGTTGATATCGAACCGATATGACACAGATATGTCACAGTGACCCCTTTTATCACTCTACGAGCGCTTGCTAATCAAGCAGATGCTCAGGCTTAAGGCGCTGAATTAGGTTGATTATTAGGTATTTCCGGGTCAACATCGATAATAATGGCGTCATTTACTCTTTTATGGGCCGACATTGTGTCAACGGAATTAACCTGTAACCGATCAACAAAGCTTCCCGTTTCTAAATACTTCAAGATTGCTAGATTCGCAACAATTCCATTAGCTGAATTGGCCTTAATCGCTAATTTATTCGTGTAAACAGAGCGCAAAATAGCAAGAATTTCATCCCATTCATACTTAAAAGCGGAATCTTGTTTAAGATGCCGTTCAAAGGTCCGAACATCAATTCCTACAGTCTTACACAATTCATGAATTAGAGGGAATTCGCGAAAGGTTTGGACATATTCTTTCGCAAGCTTAAGGATTTCTAGTTTACGATTGCTTGTGAAAGAATAGCCGCTATCAATAAATCCTGTGTCATCATTCCTAGCTAAAGAATTCACGGATTGGAATGCTCCAAAATCTCTTGACGCATAGCAAGTGAAAAGTTACCATTTGACCTGACATTAAGCAAGGTCCTCATGTAAGGTTCGTTGGCATGTTAGGGCACGCGTGAGTATGAGCCCGGCGACTGTCAACCGCCGACCGCGATATCAGAAACCGAGAGCGAACAACGCACTGCTACCAACAAGCCGTGAGAGGAGCGCCCACCGTCGGAGAACCCCGACACTGAAAAAAAATTGGCATTTTGCTGATATGGCTTTTCATGCCCTGATGACCGAAGGGAAGAAAAAGAAACAACCAGAGAAAAAGGGAACGACAGGAAAAGGAAGAAGAGGAGGAAGACTTTGAGAAAGATGTTAAAAAAGTTCCTTCAAGCGAAGCGACAAGAGAAAAAAGAATTCACGCATCACAAGGGAAAACTACTCGAAATTACCGGAAAATTCTCCGGGATGAAAACAATCTGGAAGGCTGTAGACTTCCGCAGAGATCCAGACAAGAAAGACATTCCAAAGCCATTCGTAACCCCACCACACTACAAAGACAAAACAGACTAGTCAACAACTATTTCACAAATCCTCTCATATCAGCACTTTCCAAGGCACTGTTTGAGCAGAAAAGGCTTGAAATCTCACAATACATCCATTATACTACTAGAGTAGTCAAGAGAGACGAATTCACACAGATTTCACAGAGATGCAATCAAGATTTCACAGGTTACAGGTAGACTTAAATCAGAAGTTAAGCATCAAAAAGGGGTTACAAAATGAGCAATTCAACCGCAACAGACTTCACACTTCTTCCGACACTCCGCTACTTAAAACACGTTGGTTCCACAATGGACATTAAAGTCACAATTCACAAGACTTTGGGCCATTCTCCGGTCATTTTCATCAGGGATTATGAGTTCAATAACGTTCTCTCCGCGCTCATGTTTCTGAGACATGTGGCTGAGACGGAGATTGGGCCAGAACATAAATTCCCTGAATGTCCTAAGTGCGGGAAATTAGACGCGAGAATATTAGTGGCCGGAGATTGGATTTGTGAGAAATGTTGGAATCCGGAGACGGAGTGGAAGCATTCGAGAAGGTGACGCCATGAAAACCAAAACAATCAACGTCTACCAATACTCCGAATTGAGCGACAAGGCAAAAGAGAAAGCGCGCGTGGTATCTATCGGACGGGTTCCAGAGCGAACAAGCATGGGAACACGTTCAAGAGGATGCAAAGAACGTCGGGCTAATTATTCACTCATTAGACCAACATAGAGCAAACAGCGGACGGTTCGAGCGGTTCGCGGAGAATACGGCGGAGAGAATTATTAAAGAACATGGCGAGACATGCGAGACGCACAAAACAGCGAAAACGTATCTCGACGCCTTGAAAACCTTAAAGCGCGACGAAGACGGCGAGTTGTATCTACAGTCACAAGACGAAGCGGAGAAGTTAGAAGAAGAATTCCTTGATTCTATCTTGGAAGACTACCGTATCATGCTTGAAAAAGAAATCGAGTACCAGGAAAGCGAAGAACAGGTAGCCGAAATGATGGAAGCGAACGAGTACGAATTCGACGAAAACGGTAAAAGAATCTAACTAACTACTACTCAAAAGGGGTTACAAGATGAAAACTCAAATAGATGAAATTGTCACATCAGACTTATCGCAATTCGGATCAAGAGAGAGAGACATGTTGATAGAACTCTTAACGTCGTGGAGGGTCCAAGGTTTACCATCAGACTTTGATGACGATCAAGTGATACCTATGATGAATAAAAACAGTGGAAATGTATTCCTGACAAATTCAAACTATGACGTTGCAATGATGAACGGTAACAAGCTTGAATCCTTCTATTCCTGTCATCAATGCGGGCATGAAGGATTTTTGGAAGAAATGGACCACGACGGGAATTCTGATTGTGAAGAATACGTAAAAGAAATTAAAGAAAGAGTGTAGCATCAAGCCCCCGGAGATTTGCAGTTCTCCGGGGCACAATTTGAGATCAAAATATAAAAAAGGGGTTACACAATGAAAACTAAATCAACATACCGTTGCATGGCTTGCCAGAAAATTAAAAAAGAGGATCATGATTCAAAAGAAATCCATCCAGGCAAACTCTTTCCAGTCGAACATGAACGATGGCATGGCGTTAGCGCAGTCTTAGTTTGCAATAAATGCGCTGATAGACTTGCTAAGAATCAATGGGTGAATGTATGAAACCACGATTCATCAAATCCCCCATGATTTCCAGATACATTAAAGGCCAGAACAAAGGAAAGCATATAACGCCAGGTTTCATCTATTCTCTTGATAAGCATGTTCAACAACTCATTGATCATGCGCTCATCATCTCAGGGGATCGTTCTGTTATGGACATCAATGCAGCGGAGGCAGCGGGTATATTCCTAACGGGTTATCGGCCATGATCCAAATAGCCGGTGGAATCATTCTTGCCTATCTTGCACTCTTATTTTTCGCATTCATGGTGGAGATGGTAGGCGCATTAGGAGCCATGGGAATATCATTTATTTTGGGAATAGTAATTTTGATATTAAAATAAGAGAATATCGATAGTAAAACTAATAAGAGGGTACTAACCGACCTAACACGCCTTTAAGAGAGTACAAAAAGGGGTTACAATGGATATTAGAGAATCGTTGCTTGATACGCTAAGGCGCATTCAAGCTTACAGTCGGGCTGAGATCCATATCAAGAAAGCGTTGGATGAAATTGATTCAGCGGATGGACCGATAGAGAGATCCGCTCACCTAGAAAATCTGACGCCAAGGGAGAAGGAAATCTATCAGATGCTGGCGCAAGGATTGGAGCCTAGAGAGATCGCGGAGAAGCTTAAGCGCTCGCTTAAGACGATTGAGGCGCAGCGCGATACCTTAAGGAAGAAACTGGGGTTCGCTACCGCCGCTGATCTCGCGCGAGCGGCAAGGGAAGGGAAGGTGTGAAGCTTACACCACGCTCACAAGGCTACCGTTTCACGCATAAGCTTCTTCTGAATCCGGGTGATTATGTTGACATTCATCTGGTCGGACGAACCATTGTCACTGCTACGGATCAAGAAGGAAAGATTCGGATGTTTGAGCGTGATGACATGGACAAAGACTGGGTGAGAGTAGGTTCAACGCGATCTCAACGGCAACATGCCAGTGATTCAAAACTCCCATGAGCTAAGTCGCAAATCAAAGGGCCGGGGATCAATTTAAGAAGGAGGAAATAAACATACGAGAGCACAAACCTAACCAAGTATCCCGGAGCAGAGTATGGGAGAAAACTACGTATGGATGTGCATGTATCATGGAGAAATATTCGTGACGGAAGATTCTGTCAGAAATCATGAGTTTAAGATGGAGTGTGTGGCAACCCTAATCAGAAAAGAAGACGCGGATTATTACAGATTCATTCTGGAAAAGTTCCTAATCAATCTCTTGAAATAAGGGGATTAAATGGCTCGGCAAGTTTATATGTGTTTGATTCATGACGAAGTGTTTGAGACCTTAACCGACGCAAAGAAGCACGAAGTGTTGACGGATTGTTGTGCAGCGGTTCTTGTGATGCAGAGTGAAATTGAGGAGTTAAGATCGATAATCTACAATGACAGACTGATCTCACGTTTATAAGATTCCTCTCGGGTTTCAAGTAACCCCTTGTTCCCGAGACAACCGGCCCCAATGAGAACGTTCAGACTCAAAGGGGCCGGTCTTTCTTCTCTAGGTTCCCCGCTAATTCTTCCACGAAGTCCGGCATATCACCGCAAAACTTCTTCTCATACTCGTTCCGCCACGTCTTCCAGCAAGCAATGTCCAAAAGCTTGGGGATCTTGCTCAAAAACATCTCAAAGGACCAGCCCGCTTTTCTCGCAAACTCATCCGTCTCAATCAAATACAAATCCCATAGACTCATCACACCAAAAGGCGTGTAGATACGCGCCAACTCTTTCAACTCACGGAAATAGTGAGGCCGAAAGTAAAAGGGAACACCCTTCTTCTTCTTCCATGTCTTATCTATGTGCTCTACCATTTCCTTGAAAAACGGAGTAGGTGGTTTCTCTTTCTTAACCTTCTGCACCATTTTAGTCACCAAACGCGGTCTCTCGTCAAAGCCAGTTGAAGTTTTTTCATAAGTGGTTCAAGTTTTTCTTCTTGATTGTCGTTGTACCATCTTTTCAAAATGGCAATGGCCGCATCACAGATTTCCTTGTGCAACTGACCATGGGTCACATCTTCGCCTGGGTCGTCGTTTTGTGCCCATTCGGCACAGTAGATTTTCGCATGAGTCTTAGGGAACTCAGAAGGCGATCCGAACTCGACGTATTGCGGCGGAAAACGAATGCATTCGCCGTACTCGCTGCCATCTTCGTTTTGTCGATTCCAGTAAGTGCAATTTCCGCAGTTCATTGTTCCTCCGTGAAGTTAAAAACTTCTTGACTTAATCGCTTTGCTGCAATCTCGCAGTATTTCTCTTCGATCTCGATTCCGACGGCTTTGCGGCCCAAGTCCTTGGCAGCACGTAGGGTTGTGCCGCTTCCCATGAATGGATCTAAAATAAGTTCCCCCTCGTGTGAATCGATAAGTGGAGTTAGCGCCTCGATCGGTTTTTCGTTCGGATGTTTCAATTCCAACGGTGTAATTCTGTTAGCGATGATCAGATCGACAGGACGACGTTTAAATTTGTGTTCCGGTCCAGGATAAAACGCGCATCCTTCCCATCGACGGCCAAACTCATGTTCTAAGTCTCCCATCGAATGATTTCCTTTATCCCATGCGATAAAGGATTTTGGTTTCGGAAAGAATCTCATTTGATCCCAACGACACCACACAAACATCGCAACTCGTGGTTTTAATTCTTTGAAAATCCATTCTGGAAAAGCATCATCTCCTACGATCTTGTCTTTCCTAAGCCATTCAGTCCGCCAGGCGGACTGATACGAAATGCCATAGGGCGGATCGGTCAGAACAATATCGATAGGAGCTTTTTGAATCTCAACCAACACATCGCGACAATTCCCGTGGTAAATCGTGATCCCGGCATGTTCGTAATATGGTTTCATTTACAAAAAAGGATTTTGTCTGTCATAGAGCATTCCTCTCTATTTGCTCGGAGCTGAAATCAACGTCCATCAAATTCTCTTGAATCCAAAATCTTTTTTCTTTATTTTAACCATTCTTCCGTCTGAATGGTGCCATACAATGCCTTCAATGTCTTTATCTTTAAACCAATCTTTTAAAGCATCAAATGATCTAGGCGCATCAAGAATTTCTTTGCCATGAGGAATTAGTCGATGAATATTTTGATGTTCTGGATTCCCTTGGATCTTAGGTCCTATTAACTCGTAAGTTCCATTTGGTTCGTTTCCTTTGAATGCTTCTAAAAACCATTTGTCGCTGGGATTTGTTGGTTCACATTGCAACCAACCAGGCCAGTGTTTAGTGACTGGATCTGGATCTTGAGATGGGATAAATCCATATGGCGGAGTTTTGCCTTCTTTACAGTCGTAACGCTTGAATAACATCCCATCTTTAACCATGCAACACGTACCGTCATATTTGCGTGTAGCAATTCCTTCTCCATTTATTACCCATTCAGCACCCGGTACAATTGAATCTCTAACAAGATGATCGCCATCATAATTTCTCTCAAATAGTGAGATTATTTTCTTCATAGAAAGTGTTTCATCCCCATGGAATGAGTGAGATTTTTAGCCGCAAGAAAAGCTTTAAAGCTCTCTTCCATATTGGCAATTTCTCTGACTTCAAATGTGACGGGTAACTTTTTGCCAAAGCGCACAATATATCCCCGCGCACACGATTCTCCATACGTTTCGGTGAATGCTTGCCAATACGCAGATACTTGGAGCGCGTATTCATCGTAGATCCCGTTAGACGTTTTCCAGTCCAGTATGACGTATTGTCCATTTTGTCTTCCGAGTGCATCGAGCGAACCTCCGTATCCGTGGATTAGAGACGCGACTTTCGTATCACCCATCACAAGCTCAATCTTGGAATTCTTCCACCACTCTATAAAAGCTGTGACCGCTGGTTCCATCTCAGGAGTCAAATCCGTCGGCATCTTTCCTTGGATCACTTGATCAATGTATTTATGCACCAGGGTACCCAAGTCCGCTGCGTCGTCTTTGATCTTCTCGGGACGCGCTTGCGCTTCGGTCAAAATCTCTTTGATCCATGCTTCGGTCAAAATGATCTCAGTCTTTGGTTCCCGAATGTGAGTCATGAGCGCTCGTTCCACGGATGCAAGTGCCTCTCTCTTGCTCCAAATTGAAATCCCTGGCTTGTTGATGATCTGAAGAAATCCAGTCACTCCTGGAAGCAAATCTGAGTTCGCCTTGTAGAAATGCTTCCGTTTCTCAACGATCAACTCGACGGAGAATTTGGGTTTTAGGGGAGCGATTTGGTCTTTCATGGGATTAGGTGAACCACCTTAAATATTTTAGGTGAACCTGTCAAATCGCTGCAAAATCACCTAGACTTGACATGCAGCTCACCTAATGATATTAGGGACACCTAACGATTGAGGAGGCCATCATGGAGAGAAAAGAAGACTTCAATCCTTACACCGCAACAAAGCAATTTTGGTTTAAACACTTTCACATGGAACTGTGCTCAGGCAACAACCAGCTTGCTGAAGAGCATTTCTTGCGTTACCGCTATTGGATGAGACGTGAGAAGGTTTGGGAGTATTTGAGCGAACTGTGTAAACAAAAGATGAAATCTTGAAGTTCAAGGAGTTTGGCAATGCCGGATGAGCGAAGCGCAGCATCACATGAGACAATGGAGATCGCAACAATCGAAACGAAAGAAGTATCAATGAGTCGGACCCCGGATGTGGTGTTGGGTGAGGCGAAGAGAGCGGCTGAGTCTCTTAAAGCCATCATCGCCAAGAAACCCAAACCTGTCATCATCGCGGGGCGTCAGTTTCTGGAGTTTGAAGACTGGGCTATGATCGCCAAATTCTACGGTGTCGTGGCCAAGGTTGTAGATTCCAAATACGTTGAGTACGGGACATCAAAAGGCTTTGAATCGGTCGCCGTAGCCTTCCACATTCACTCAGGACAAGAGATATCAAGGGCTGTTGGCATGTGCATGAGTGATGAGGAGATAACGCAAGGGAAGACTCGCGCTGATTGGTCACTTCAGAGACTGCGCTCATTCTCCCAGACTCGGGCTTGCTCCAAGTGCTTGAAGCAAGTGTTCTCATGGGTTGCTGTTTTGGGGGGGTATGCCCCGCAACCGGCTGAGGAGATGACCCATGAAGCTACCACAATCCACCCACAAAATCACCCACAAAATCCCCACGAACCTGAAGTTCTTCCTCCCATCAAAGAGATCGCCGCTGACATCAAAGACATGATCGGTGTCATGTGCCAAGGCGATCAGACAAAGATGGAGGTCATGCTCAAAGAGTTCACTTCCTGGAAAGACAAGGAATCAGGCCAAGAAAAATGGCTTGACTTCGATTCCGTCAACCGCTTAGTCGCAAATCCATCCAAGCACGCTTGGCTCCGCAAGATCCACTCCCGTGTTTCGGAATTCGTAGCCAACAATAAAGGAAAACCACAATGACAACCGCAACTTCAATCAAGAGAGAAAAGAAAGCTCGCATCTATAAAGTGAGGAATGGAGACATAGTGCAACTCGTGCGCGCTTATTCCAGGTCAGGGGCAATCAAGGGACTACTTTCCGAGATTAGCGCCAACATCGCCACACAGGACGAAATTCTGACCTATGGGCCACAAGTTGAACTAATCGACGCGACAAAACTAGCTGATCTATAAGGGAAAGGGTGGCAATTCATGGCTACAACTGATACACTTAAGCGTTATCTGAGCGTAAAAGAGACAGGGGAATATCTAGGGCTATCCAGACACACAATCTACCGCATGATTAAGAGTTTAGAGATCCCTTTCACGACCTTTGGCCGCGTTAAACGGTTTGATCGTGAAAAGCTGGATCGCTGGATCGCGGCAAGGAGTGTGGAAGGGAAAACCTAAAAAGGGGTACGCATGAAACGCATTTCCAACCTGAAAGAGATCAACGGGATCTGGCGTTGCAATTACATCCATCCAATCACAAAAAAGCGAGTACGGCACACCCTTAAAACACGCATCTATGAAAAGGCTCTGGAGATGTACCAGAGAGAATATGGCACTGCGTTTGATCAGAAATATCTTGGGAAAGCAACGGATAAAACACTCTCGGAATTGATCGATTGGTGTTGGGATAATTACTGGCAATTCGATGAGCATGGGGCAGATAAGAAAACTCGCTACGGGTACATGAAAGCGCCAATTGATAAATTTGGCACAGTTCAAGCAAAAACAATCACAAAAGATCAAGTCAGAGCATTCATCGCAGAGCGCATTCTAACCGTTAAGAAAAAATCAGTTGGAAATGAAATCTCTTCAGTTGGGTTTGCGTTCAATCGTGCCATTGAAGAAGGCATGTTGAGTGAGAACCCTTTTACCAAACTTGGCAAAAGATTATTCCCAAAATATGAATCTTCCAGGTCTAGAATAGGCTCTCAGAAAGAGATTGGCTTACTCTTGGGTCACTCAGCGGGGATGCTTCGAGCTATCGTTGAATTTGATCTTAACAGCGGTTTAAGGAAAGGTCAGATTGAGAATCTGAAACGCACGGACGTTGACTGGATCAAACGCACAATGACAGTTGAGTGTGATAAGGGGGGCCGTCATCACGTTTACGAAGTGCCCATCTATGACCGTGCAATGGAGATCCTGAAGTCGTTGCCTCAAGACACAGAGTACATTTTCACCAATCAATTCAGTCAGAAGATTCCGATTAATGGCTTGATTAAAGCCGGTTTCCCACGCCTTGTGAAACGCTGTGGCATCACTGATTTCAAGTTCCACGATCTACGCCACACATTCGCAACTGAACTTTACCGCAATACCAAGAATCTCAAGTATGTCCAGGAAGTGCTTGGGCATACCGATGTTAAGCAAACGCAAACCTACCTGAATCTGACACACGAGGATCTGGCGCAATATAACAGCTTCCGTTTCGGTTCTGTTGAGCACAAAAATGACACAGTGACAGAAACGGAAGATGCAAACATGGTGAAAGTGACTGATAATCAATGATCGGGGTGTAGCTCAGCTGGTAGAGCGCTTGGTTCGGGAGCAGCTAATATTTTAGTATCAGGCTTTATCAGACGTTGACTTTAGTTGCAAATCAGTCACTTTCGTAAGAATTAAGAAGTTGCTGGAAGTTTAGTTTTTAGCTCAAGTTAGCTTAAATCAAGCTTTATCAGACACAAAATTGGCACAATCAAAAGGAGTTGAAAATGAACGATAAAATCATCGTCGCACTGAGAGAGGAATTGAAAAAAGCAGAGAAAGAGTCACTGAAACTTAAGTCAGTTCTTGCGATGCTAAATGGCGCATCTAAAACGATCCAGAATGGCCACAAACGGAGTGCAGCAACCATTGCCAAAATGAAGGCTTCTGCTAAGAAAAGATGGGCTAAAGAGAAAAAAGCGTCCCCTAAAGTCCTCTCTCAATAACCTCATCCACGCTTCGCGCAACAAAGGCCATTCCACCGGATTTGTTGATCCTTTGGATCATAGCGTTCTGCTCTAATGTGACCAAACCTTTCTGGTTTTTACATTCGATCCCTACAAACCGCCCACCGTCTGTTCCGCACGTTGGACAAGGTTTTCCCGTTGGTTTAGTCATCCCAATTGTATCGGGCCAGCCTTTTTCACCTATATGAATGGCCCATTTTTTGCCCTTGTGTTCCCCCAACATCAAACCGCTATTGTTTCGTTTGAACACATAGCCACGCATCCATAGATATTGGAGAATAGCCTTCTGAATATGTTTTTCTGCAATGTCCAATTTAGGTTGCCGGAACGTCGGGAAGAGATCCGCCTTTAAACTTTACAATCGCTCTCGCAAGCGCATAAACACCTTCTAAAAGTGTCGTGACAAACACCGCTTTATCAGGTGTGACAAGTCCCTTTGCCATACCCCAGATCGTGAAAAGCTGCATCGCCACTTTGCCCCAAAACTCGGTAGTTTTCCATCCTGGTTTCACACCGTTATTCATCTTTGCCTCCTTTAACGTCATACCTAGGTTTTCCAACTTCAGAAGAATCCTTATTTTCTGTAATAGATTCATCGTTTTTCCTTGAGAACGTCGGCAGAGTCCATGACCATGAAATCCGGTAACCTGTAAACTTTTCAATCAAATCTAAAAGATTAATGATCTTCCCCTTGGTAAAATGCGTTGGGCGGGACTCTAAGACTGTTCGACACATGAAAATGTTTAGGGCAAGATTCAACATTCGTGAATCCAGCTCTGCCAAAAGCCCATGCTAACTTCTCCCTCACAAACGGGTCCGCTGGAGCCTGCACATCAAAAGCCTCGCCTGTTAAGTGGGGTGAATCCGCTTTCCCGCGCACCTCTTCATTATGTTCTGGAGTCCTGTACCCGTCAATGAAAAAAATGGGACTTCCATAAAAGTCACGCGCACGATCAATCATTGCCATGAAATCGTCCGTCATCCCTTGCGATTCTGCCGGTGTAAACCATCTGGATACGTACATCACTTGTCTCCCTTTGAAAATGTCCAGAGTGAGTTGAAATCTTCTCTGTAGACCCCCGTGGGCGGTTCCTCAAAAGACTTCAACTTCTCAAAAGTGTATTTGTTGTCCACAATTTCCTTCTCAGTCATCATCTCTTTGAATGCTTCACTGCACACAAAGAGATCACTTTTATTGGAACGCAAAAGCCTCTCACAAAGATTCACCTGATACCCTAAATAATCCTTACGCTTATTCGCTCTGAGAATCTTCCATACGTATCCACACACCACTCTAAAACGAAATTGTCCAGGGCGGGGGCTTGGATGATTGGAGACGAGGGAATTGATTTTTTCCGCCACGGCCCAGAGATTGTTGAGAAACTTGGCCCTTGCCGGTTTCTTACCATGTACTTCAACCACACACATAAACCCGTCTCCCAATCTCTTGAGAAAATAGCCTGTTTCCTCTTCAAAAGCATCAACAATGTCATCGAATCTCCGTATGAAAGGACGCAATTGCGTGTCGGGATAAGCCACACGCTGCATGTAACTTCCAAATCCTTCTATGTCCCCAAACGCAATCAAGACTCGTATTTGTTTTTCTATATTCTGAGCAATCACGCATTGCCTTTATCTTCTCGCTCTTACTACCATTTGTTGTGTCGCTGATATCTGCTGCTGCATTATGCTCATTTGTTGTGTTAATACATCAATCTTTCTGAAAAAAGAGTAAATCACAAATAGAATAGTAGCAATGGATAGCATGATATTGAGCATCGATGAAAATATTCCAAAGATGTCTTTGATCCGCATGAGCATACGGTCGAAGGGAACATTTTGCTTTCCATCTCTCATGTAATTTCACTAAGTTGATACACCTGACCAAGCATTAAAAAGAGTTTGAACTGCAAACTGAATATCGCCGTCTGGAATTCCAAAATCAGGCCCTATTAGTGTAGCTTCAGCCGCGATGCTGCTATTTGTCAATACTTCTATAGCATACCGCTGAAGATTCAAGTTATTGGACTGTGAGAATGGAAT